CTATCCTACATACACCTTTCCGCCATATCTTGCAGCAATCCAGCCGGATGGAATCTGCACCCAGATATCGTTACCGATCATCTTGGTTGCCATGCAGGTTACTCTTGTTCCTTTCTTAAGGTTACCATTGCCGTAAGCATTCTTTTTAGCATTTGCAGAAAGCTCGTTATAGCCTTTTGTTCTGTATCCGGTTCCGGCTCCGGTACGGACTCTAAGAGCATCTGCCTTAAGGGTGTAGGTGCTTCCGTTTTTGTACGGATTAGATGATACCGGTTTAGCTGCAGGTTTTGGTGCCGGCTTAGGCGCTGGTGTTGGTGCCTGTGCCGGTGTGGATGTAACTAAACTATTCAGGATCCCCTCCGTGATTGCTTTACAGATGGCATTCACTCCGACCTTATTATATAAATCTGCATCGTCCTTATCATCGACAAATCCAACTTCAATCAACATGGCTGGTGATTTCGTATGCTTCAAGACATACAGTCCAGTGCTGATCTTGACACCCCGGTTCGTGAATCCGAGTGCTGCCAGTTTTGCGCATACTCTTCCAGCTGCAGCATAAGCCTTAGAACTGGTACTGTATACGAACACTTCCACGCCTTTTGTCTTTCCGTCTCCAGGATCTACCTTGGCTGCATTCTGGTGGATAGAAATATCTAAATCTACAGTGTGTGCGTTGCACTTTGCTACGATATTTGCAAGGTTGGCTCCCACGGTTTTTCCTACGTCATCGGTACAGTTATAAGCTGTATGTCCAGATGCCTGCAGTAATGCGATCACACCAGCTGTGATTCTTCTGTCTTCTGTCACTTCATCCATATAATAACTTGCCCCTGGCACGATTCTGTTATGTCCTCCATGCACGTTATATGTTCCCATAATTACGCCTCCTGTTCCACTGATGCCTTGGCTGCTTCGATTTCTTCCGTTGTTGGTTCGATGCCCTCGTCGTATTCGTGTCCATCGTTCTGATCAGTTACTACTTCCATGTTTTTGTTGTCTTCCATGATTAATCTCCTTCCTGTGCGATGTCGCACATAAACAATAAGATAATGATTATTCGTCCTCTATTTGCACTGCTGTTTATATAACTGATTTACTCCCGTCGCCGCTAATCCGCTAGCCATTCCGACCGCAACTGCATTGATCACATCACCGGCCGGAAAATCCGGCATTGTATAGAGTCCGGCAACACCCAGTGCTCCGCCACATACAGCCATGATGACCGGAATCCATTTATCCGGAATTTTTTCATATGCTTTGCATCCAAGTCCGATTACATAGCTGATTGCTACAATTCCAACAACTGTTCCTAATGTACTAATATCCATATTTAATCCTCCTGATCATGTGCTTGCTTATTTATATGCTTCTGAATCTTGTCTATTGCTTCTGTAACAGGTCCATTACACCCCTGTTCTTTCAAACCCTTCAGGCAAGCCAGAATTCCATAAGTAAGCAAACATTGTTCTGATTTCATTCTCTCTATCTCTTTATCCTGCTCATTCTGCCTTAAATACCATTTGTATACTGCGAAAACAGCAGAAAAGATAACCATTACGGTCGTTAATAAGCTCCCCGCAGTAATAATCGTGTTTACGTCTACATACACTCTATGTACCTCGATTCTTTAATTTTGCGCATAAAAATAAGACCTTACGGTCTTGCTCTGATTTCCATGTATTCACCTCAATTCTATATTATTAATTCATATAATAACAAATTTCGAACACTTTCCTATTCACACACATAATTCAATTTTGAAATGCGTAATACTTTCCGTTTATGTATTATTATGATAAAATATTTTTAATACAAATGAGGAGGAAAAGAATTATGTCAGATAGGTCGATTAAACTTGTTTCTACCAATGAACAAAGAGGCTCTGGTGCAAGACGTCCAGGTGGTACTAATCCTCTCAATGAAGGAGCTCGCGCACCGAAACCACCAAGACAACCAAAGCCACCAAAAAGATAGGAGCCGCCAAGCTCCTATCTATAGATTTTATTATACTTTTCTGTATCATATAATTTTATCAAAATATCTCGTTCAATATCGTAATACTCATATAACGCCTGAGGAAAGACTCTGTATTCTAATGAAATATTTTTATCATCCTCAAATATCTGTCGTATTAAATCTGTATCCGTCAAAAGAAATTCTTTTTTTTCTTGACTCGGTGATGAATAAATCATAACTACCCCTGCTGTAATTACAGATCCATTTTTTTCAATAGACACAACAAAATCATTAGGATTTATATATTCTTCCGTTTCAAAAACATTACTCCATACATCAGAAAATTTAAGTTCTTCCGGTCTATCCTTATATTTATTAACAGCATTCTCTATTTTTCTTATCAACCATTGTCCAAGTGTATACCAACCAAACAAAACCACAACGCTCATCGCTATATTAACAAGAAAATATTTTACCATAAAATTAATATAGCTAAAACCCGTATCATTACAAAACCGAACCATCTCTTCTTGTTGCAGTAAAGCATATTGTACGAATAATGCCATCTCCTTATGCATTACAACAATATTTCCCAGAAATACCGCCAAACAATAGATAACACATTCTGCCAATTCTACGGATTTATCCGTTTTTGTTACTGGTACATGTCGAATATGTGCATTGTAAATAATATTTAAAGCTGCTGGCAATGTAAACAAAATTAAGAAGTAAATATTCTCCGAAAAAAACATTTTTAACCGCTCCTTTCCACAGACATTATACAGTAGAAGGAGAAAATCCTCAATTCTATAGTTCATCCTTACACAATTTAGTTTTCAAAAGTTTTCACACTTTTTTCAGAATTCCATATAACTTATTACGGAATTTTATTTTTCAAAAATTTTCACGTTTTTTTCGGTTTATCTAGTTACCTAAAGTAATCTTTAGTTAATTACTTTAATTCATCGTAGTAATACCAATCAGTTCCGATGTTTTCAATCTCCCTAAAATCTTTCCAATTCTTCTGCATAATCCAATCAATATATGTCATCATCATTTTTGCAATTAAGAAATAACCAACCGCATTAAAATGACCATATCTCTTTTGGTTATTTAATAAAGTAACACATGGAGCATAATTCCAATATGTTCTCATGTCTATTAAATAAACATTACTAAACATATCAGCTATAGTTCTAATTGCTATATTATAACCATTCGCATCAACTGAATCATTCGGGTCAGTAATCACAAATATTTTTGCTTTAGGCTGAACCTCTTTAATTTTTTGAATAATCTTAGCATATCTGCCATAGAATGTATTAGCATTATTATTGTAATCGGAAATATCTATATCGGCAGATGTTCCAATATCTGAACCTTTATTCGCATTATTGTCATTTTGTCCAAGTCCGATAATATATGCTTGGCATAAATGATTCCCGTCAAAACATTCTGTTGCGTAAGAAGATTTCAACCATGTGTCAGTTCTAAGCCCTCCTGATGACCAATTGTAGTAATTGTTACCTGTCATTCTTTCAAGAAATTTCCCCCAAGAATATGGATAACGATTAACTGAATTTACAACCAAGTCGCCATTTGAATCTTTGTAAACTGATACACCACTTGCTAAACTGTCACCAATGCAACCAACATTTAAGAAGCATGATAATAATTCCGGACAATCGTTAATCCTACTTAATGGATTATCGGATAAATTGTAAACGGAAGAACACTTTATTTTTAAATTAGAAATATCATTTGACATTTCCGTAATGTTATCCCCAATCAGATTTATTTTTTTTAATCCATAAGGTTTAAATGGAGTGATTTCATCATATTCGATTTGCAACTCAGCAAATGTAGTTGTGCTACCAAAATAACAAACTCTGATAAATGCCACATTTCCAGTAACTGTGAATGTGTCTTGATATTCTAAATTTCTAATAAACGCCTTTGACTTATTAAATGTATTAACAAAGTTCATCTGTTTTGCAATTCCATTAACAGATGAAAAAATTGTTTTACCTAATTCAACTGGAATAAAGTCAGATAGCATATAATTTTTTGCGTAATATTCCCCATTTGAAGAATATGCAGTATCATTTTTTGCTTTAGCTATATCAAAAAGGTTTTTGCTTGTTTCGACATCAGTTATATTGTTAATTTTTTTATGAATATTAGATATTTCTTCATTTATAGCATCAATGTTTTTTCCTTTAACAATCATTTCTTTTGAGTACGGAACATATGGAGTGATTTCATCATATTCGATTTGCAATGTGCTAATAATACTATTTTTCACAACACATCTAATATATTCAACTGTGTCACCTACTTCATAAACATAGTTTGCATCTGTAGTTGTTAATTTTCGTAGACCACGTTTATTAGAATCAAATTCAACAATAAAATATAATGTATTACTTTGAAGAGCGATGCCATTATTTGAAAAATATACAGACTTACCACTTTCCACTTTTATAAAATCGGTAACACCTACCTTATTTCGCGAATCAATAAGTGTTCCGTCCGCAAGTATTTCTTTATTCTCAACAAATGCAGATACATCGAACATATTCCTACTGTATTCAACATCTCTAATATCTCCTAAATCTTCCTTTAGTGAACTAGTTTCCTTCTCATATTTCTGGTCAATCTGGTTGATCTGCCCCCTTACCGATTCTCCTGCAGTGTCATACGAAGTCCCATCTGCAGCCACTCGGATATCCGCTAACTCAGCATCTCCTGCTGTAGACCCCTCCGGAAGTTTGGCAATATTGTCAATACGCTTCCTTTCTACATCGATATCGGATGTATTCTTCGTACTCCTTTTATCCAGATCTGTGATGGCTCCAGTCACTGTCCCATCTCCAATACTGGAAATATCTTTATTCCCAATTTTCGTGATCAATGCTCCAAGATCAGTAAACCACTTCTTAATTTTTCCAAACAGGATCTGCATCGTCTCGCCGCTTACAATGTTTTCCCGTTTACCGGCTTCTGTAAATTCTGGTTCATGCAAGCCTTTAGCTTCTTCGATTGCCCTCTCCAGAGCATTGAATTCATCAGAGCTTGGAATATCACCGGTTCTCATCGTGGATTGTCTTACCTCGAATTCGAAGCTGTAAGAGGTTATAAGCTTCTCTCCTTTCGCCACTCTGATCTCTGCCAAAATAATTCCCGTTTCAATAAAGATCTGCTCTGTCTCCGGTGTAAATATTACTTCGTTGGAACCTACAACTTCACATTCATCATAGATTTCTGCGCCGGATGGTTTCCTTGCATAGATTCTTGCATGTTCTGTTCCATCCAGAGTGATGTCTTCCAGTATAAAACGAAATGTCCTTGCCGTATCTCCCTGTACTACAGGAATCCTTCTACAGAATGTACTATTCTGCATCCTCAGTCTTATTATCTTTTCTGCTTTCATTGACATCTCCTCCGTTTTCTACTTTTACACCAGCTCCAATAACTGTAATTTGTGGTTCTTCTACTTTTCCGTGCGCCTCTCCGCTATTCATTATTCATCACCTCATTTAGAAATTCTGTGTTCTCGTACTCCAGCTTTTAATTGAACCATTTACAACATTGACCTTTACCCAGTCTACACTGGTTATGCCGCCATCTGCCCAAGATAATCCGCATATACTTTCGAATGATCCATTGGCTACTGAAGCAGACGGTATCGATGTAATCAATCCGCTTTGTACCCCAATCTTTACGCCTCCGGCAAAGAAATCACCATTTGGCATATTCCGGATCCATACAGGTCCGCCATGCTTACGGCTGAGCCATTCTTCTGCATTTCCTTTCCCATCAACTGTAAAAAGTCCGGTATAACCATTTTCACCGATAAATACCGATCGTCCCTCTTCTGTCGCAGTATCGCTTCGCTTTACACTTAATCGGACCTGATCACCGGCATCTCCCATAAGTTCAATTCCCTTACGCTTTTTATCCGTAGTGAGGAACGACCGTAAACTTCCAACATAATTTCCGTCATCATCCCATGCATATAGATTTATTTTGTTATCAAATATATCCATCGATTTCACACCATTGGATGCATACTGTTGAAAACGTCCGGACATCTGGATATCACCGGTTTCCAAGTTCCACCAGTTTCGTCCTGTTTTGTCAGACAGTATTCCTGCCACAATCGTACTTGCTATGATTCCACTCGCTGTGATTGCAGTCGTCCAATCCCATCCGCGCCCGTCTACAGTACGTGTCTTTGAAATTTCCAATCCCTGTGTTCCCATTGCCATCGCACCATACAATGGACTATTTTCATCTAAATCTTCGAACAGCACAGCTCTCACCGTCATTCGCTTCGCAACACTTTGTTGACACTTCAGTTGCGTCTGCATAGCATCCAGAACCCCTGAAATCTTATCAGCCATCAATGTTCCATTATTTCTGAACACCGAAGCAATTCTTTCTATCGTGCTTGTCATCTGCTTAATGAAATTCGTCTGATAATCTCCAAGTGTTACAGAATCTACTGTATCGCGAATGCAATCCCAAACCATTCCTATACATCTTGCTTCTGTTGTAATATCTAATTTGGTGTTATAGCATTTCGCAGTATCGCCTAAACTGATTTTGACCAGATCTGAAAACTCTTTATACTCTTCTGTATTTTCTAAATCAATAACCGATACCTTTATACTTACTACTGGAAGATCTATCCCTGCTGAAAACTGTTCTTTACATCTGGTTATAAGTGCCTGATCCATCTCTTCTTGCGACTTGCAAAGAATAGTGCCGTTCTCTTCATCATCCTCCTGAGAATCTTCCTCCATCTTCACATCTTCAAACCGGATTTCTTTTGTATAAACCTTGGCATACTTATCAATATTGGCAGAATCTACATAGCCACTATTCCCGCCGATTGTGTATCCGTTATAGGCAACCGGTACAATCCTGGTTACAACATTCTCCATACTGATCTCGCACTGGATTCCGTCCATGTTTTTCCGATACCGGACCTCTGCTCCATAATCACCGCCAACACGCTCATTTACGATCACCTTATAATTGTCATACAGAATTTCCCCGCCCCATCTTTGGATAAATGTCGGCGAATCTTCTCCGTTTAACGCATCCATCATATTGCGGCGCTCAAAATATGCTGTACTTGTTCTGGTAATATTGGATTCTGCAGAATATTTACTTCCAGTAAGCATGATGTTCAATGCTTCTTGTCCGTTTTTATCGGTCGGCCGGCTGTCTGTCAAAAACTGATCATCTCCAGAATCCCAGAAAATCGGATACGCTACTGCAGTAATTTCTGAATCATCCTGATCAACCGTACTCACCCGGTCGATCCGGAACAGTTGCTTTTTCCCCATAAATGTCGGAACGGCAATCACAGCTTCCTCTTCAATGTATTTCCATCGACCTTCGTCATCAATGGGATGTGTCATATTGAGCACCCAGGTGCCGTTCAGTTCTGCAGACACTTTACATTCCTCCGGAAATAATGTTTCATCGCCGTTATGATCAAAGTCTGTATTCTGACTGTCATAAATTTGTATCATAGCCGTACTCCCCATTTCGGTATAACTTCTGCAGCAAATCCGGAACTTACAGATATTTCATTCAATCCTTCCTGCAGATATAGATTTTCGTAATCTCCTGTTATTGCTGTATTATTTAAAGTACCATCTTCCCGGTATGCCTGCATGAGATCTGTATTGATCAAAAGATTCTGTCCGACATTTGCTGAAACTTCTTTTCCATTCACTGTAATCTTGCAAACACCTTCACCAGATATCTTAAAAATCGGGTGTGATCCTGACCACGGATTATATATTTGAAGTGTTCCACTGATTGGAACCGATACATTTCCTTCCTGCAGATACATAACCGGATCACAGGTAAATGTGACTGTAACATTTCCAAATATCCCATATTTCTTTTTGATATCGTCAATACTTACCTTTTTTACCCGGAAATAATATTCTTCCATATCCGTATATACTACTCGGCCGGTGCTCATAAAGAACTTCCGAATTTCCAACATTTTTAATTCATGCTCATTCCTATCTGCAGCACGAAATTCTATTTCATTTTCAATTGTCGTATCAGAATATTCACCGGTTCTTCTGGTCAGTGTACCGATACGTCCCGGGACCTCAATACTATCAATCTTCTCTGTTCCGAAATCAAATACCGGATAACTTAAGAAATGGATGCCATAATCCAATGTGGCACCCATTTCATTTTCAAATCCATATCTTTTATTCACTATTTTTTCACGCCTTTCGACTTCTCATAGTCTTTTTTATCGCCATCTATTTTCTTGATGACCGCTTTTGTTGTCTTGGTGACAAGAGGTTTTCCGTCTACCTCGAACGTGTTGTTGATCACAATCGGTGTTCCGGAATCATCTCCGCCGTCTTTCTTTCCAGTAGCTTTTTGCACATCTACTCTTTCGGATTTACCTCCAGATACTGACAATTCTACTTTTCTAACTGCTTTGTCGATACTTGCCCCCATTTCCTCGGTCGGAATATTGTCCTCAAAACCTTCTCCCATTCCAAGGGCCATATATTTACCTACCTGATCACGAAATACTGTAGATGGTGAATGAATTCCAAGGAAACTCTTTGCTGCGTTTAATGCGGCTTTTGCTGCACTCATTGCGGCTCTTGCTATTGCACCTGCAGCACCTCTTAATCCATTTGCAATACCTCTTGCGATATTTTCTCCAATAGAACCCCAATTAATTGAAAACGGATTTTTAATCGCGTTAATAATCGATCTTGCAATAGACGCAATAGAACTCAGCATGGATTTCAGTCCATTTCCAAGTCCTTGTATAATTCCCTTGCCGGCAGTAAACAAATTCAAATGTGTGATCACATTTAAAATCGCTTTTACAATTTCACCCGCATTCGCAATAATTGTTGGTATACTCTGTATAATTCCTTTAGCAAGAGTAAGCAGAATCTTTATGCCTGCAGCAAGAATTTTTGGTAGCAAGCTATCAATATTCTCGCAAAACGTATTGATCAGCTTCGGTACTTGCTCAATCAGTGTCGGCAATGAGTTTGCAATTCCTTCTGCAAGTGCCACCAGCATATTCAGCCCTGCCTGAACTATAGCAGGAAGGTTATCTACCAGTCCTTGCGCAAATGAAAGAATTGCAGATACCGCAAGTGGTATTAAATCTGGAAGCTTCGAACTTATTCCATCTAAAACACTGGTAAGCATTTGCGTGCCGGCTGTTAATGCTTCTGGTCCATGATCAATAATTCCCGCCAGGAATGTGGTTAAAATCGTGTATGCCAGCACACCTAATATCGGAATTAAATTCGAAATCCCCTGTCCCAGAGTAGTAAGAATCTGCCCGCCGGCTGTTGCGATCTGAGGCATATTATCTACCAGGCTCTGAACAATCGCCTGGATAACTCGAATTGATATATCCAGGACTTTAGGAGTTGCCTCGGCTATACCGGTAAGAAGATTTGCAATAATCTGTCCGCCAGCCTCAATAAGTCCAGCTGTTCCATCCGATTGAAATGCTTTTGTCAACTGACTTAATGAATCAGCGCCTACCTTTACAATATCCTTAAGAGGTGTCTGAATAGATTCATATAATTCAATGCCAAGTCCTTCAGCTGCACCTTTGAACAATGCAAGCGCTCCTTGCAAATTATCATTCATGGTCTCTGCCATTTCTGCAGATGCACCATCACAATTTGCAATGGAATCCGATAATATATTGAAATCATCGTCGGACGCATTCACTATAGCGAGCAGTCCAGACATTGCTTCTTGTCCACCAATTGAAGCTGCCATCTGTGCTTTCTGCTGCTCTGTAAGACCCGCAAATGCGCCTCTCATATCCACCATAATCTCTTTCAGAGATTTCATAGATCCATCGTTATTGGTAATTGATAGCCCAAGAGCAGACATCGCAGAGGATACTTCATCTGTAGGCTTAGCCATCCTCGTAAAAATTGAACGAAGAGCTGTACCAGCCTGCGTTGCCTTGATTCCTGAGTTGGCCATCAGACCAATAGCTGTAGCACAGTCCTCAGCAGAAAATCCAAGAGAACCGGCTACAGGAGCAACATACTTAAATGTCTCACCCATCATAGAGACATTGGTGTTTGCATTAGATGAAGCTTTCGCCAATATATCAGCAAAATGCGTAGAATCTTTTGCTGATAATCCAAATGCTGTTAGTGCATCTGTAACGATGTCGCTTGTAGTAGCAAGATCTTCTCCAGAAGCTGCTGCCAGATTCATAATACCTTCGATACCGTCAAGCATATCTCCGGTCTTCCAGCCGGCCATTGCCATGTACTGAAAAGCTTCTGCTGACTCTGTAGCTGAGAACTTTGTCTTAGCTCCCATCTCTTTCGCTTTGTCAGTTAACTGCTGTAATTCGCTTCCAGTTGCTCCGGATATTGCAGAGACCTTACTCATCCCCGCTTCAAAATCAGAACCGACCTTAATAGCTGCTGCAGAGCCAGCACCAATCGCTGATGCTACTCCCGCAATTGCTCCGCCAAGAACAGCAAGACCGCCCTTAGCGATTGAACCAAGTTTTCCTATTCCTGTTTTAAAACCAGATTCATCAAGTTTTGTGTCAAAATTCAAGTGGCCATCTGCCGCCATACTATCACCCTTTCCTGGTAAATAGCACGGCTCACAGGCTCACTAATGCTTTATTATCACCTCAAATTCTCTTTTGCAAAATTTACATTTGATGAAAACTCCACTGCATACGGCAGTATTGTCATAGATCAGAGCCGACTTTTTACAGTACGGACACTGATACCATTTCCGTTCCAGTGGAGGTTTTTTTATATTACATAAATACATTTCCGATGTCTTCGTCACTTACATATTCCTCCTCCGGTATCGTAATGCTTCTGCGGATTTTCAATATCTCCATTCGTTCTTTCTTCTCCATCTTGCTCACATCACAAGTACGCCAATAAATACGCTTCTTAATCTGGCTTTCTTCACTCAGACCATCCAGGAGCATTCGAAACTCCCACCAATGCATGTACGGAACTGATAGAAGATTCACCTGATATTCTCTTCGAAAAGCAGATATAATATATGGTGCGTCCTGCTCATAATAAATAGCCTTTTTCTCCGTCGCATCCTTGTACTCTACCTCTTCCGGCTTTTCATCGAATTCTTCTACTTCTTCTAACTCACCCGAATACTGATTCGGAAATTCCAAAGCTTCCAACGACAAAAAAGAGGTTATGGAATCCATTACCTCTTCGATACCTTCTTCTGTATATAAGTCAGGTGCATCTTCTAGAAACATTTCTGCAAGAAACTCCAGCTTATACTGTGGTTGGAGGTCCGACTTTAACATATCCGAAAAGCGAATCCATTCTCGAAAATCCGTTATAATAGGATATTCTTTTCCATTGATTTTCAATGTTTCTGGAAGATCTTCATAAAATACATTCATTACTTCTTAGCTCTTCTCTGCGCCCTGTTGGGTCTGTATTTACTTACGATTTTTGTTCGTTCTGCATTATTTGATTTCACCTGCGTTGAACAGATTTCAAGGAATTCACCGTAAACCCGATCAGTTGTCAAAGTATTATATTTTCCACCAAAGAGCTTCTCTGAAACGCCTTCTCCAAGAATATTGTCAAGCAGATGATTGAACATCTCACAATATCCTTTTGTAATTTCAGAGTTCTTTCCTGTTTTTTGCAGTGCTTTTTCTTCTTCCTGCATCTGCTCAAACGCTTTCTCATACTTAACCTGGAAGTCATAATCTGCCATATCAATTTCAACTTCCACCTCTACATCATCAATTCCGTGTAATACATACTGGCTCATAGGCTCACCTCTTTCTTATTTTCCTACGCCGGCATGGATCCGGCCGTAAATGTAATAGTCTGCCACTCATCTGCAGTTGTAGCATATCCTTCTGTGATTTCCGATACTGCTTTAAAGTTTCCGGAATAGATAAGAGCATCTGTTCCATCACCTTCGCTGTCGGCTACTACAGAATATGTCCTCTTCCTTGCCGGGGCATTCCCCTTACTGTCAACAGTAAACTTATCTACTGTAACAATATCTACATAGGTATCTGTTCCTAACCGTTCATCATCTGTGATTTCTGCAATCTTTTCATGCACCGGCGTGTCTGTATGCCGGTCAAAAGAATATTCAATAGCCGGTGCGTAACCAACAACATCTGATGATTCCACATCCATATCTACATACTGCCGGCTATATTCCTTTGGATTCTTACTTCCCTTCAATGACGTAAATTTCGTCATTCTTGCAAAAGATGCTCCATCACCTGTTGTATCCATGAACGACAATCTTTCACTTCTTTTTACAATTTTCTGTTTCTTAACGCTCATTTCTATACCTCCTGTTCATATTCCAACTTGCACTGTATTTCGTATTGTCCAAGATCTGTGTCCAAATCAAATAGATATCCTTTCTGCATTACAGAAATGCTCGTTGGAGCCTTTCCGATTAATTCGGGATAGATTCCCTTGCTATCCTGTTCTGCAATCCAATCTTCAAACTGTTCATAGAACCCACTATTTTCAATTGCTGTTCGTGCATCTCCGTCATAGCAATCTTTACTGGTTAATGCAAATTGAAATTGCTTAATGCTTCCTCCATCTACATACTTCTTTATTAATGGATCACATGGAAGGGCATTGATAGAATATTCCATATTTACCCCCAGATGATCTACGTTTACCTTGTAATCTTTCAAGAAATCACAAGTCAAAATATAATCTCGTATACTGTCTATAATCGGTTTGTATTTTTCAGTTTGCAATAAATCTTGCAGCTCCTTTCCTGATAGAACTTAAATGCCCTCTTTTCATCGTCTCGAACCATTTTCTTTTCGACTTATGCTCATAATACTGTCGGCGGGCATATGGTGCCAAGTACTCAACGCTGCCACTACCTACAACCGTTCCCAGTGTTGCTGATTTAATCAAAAAACCGGTTCTCCGCGGAGCAAGTGGATTCATAAGCCTTAAACATTCGGAATCTACAAATGCCTGAGCTTTTGAAAATCCTTCTGACTTTTCTTTTCCAAATCCCGGATTCCATTCCAGCTTTACTGTCACCTTGCCATTTTTACCGGTCATAGATGACAATGTTCCTCTCGGTGTTGTAATTGAGAAATTCCTTTTCTGTGCCATTTACTCACCTTCAATTCTCCAATGTGGCAATCCTCCGAACCGGTTATCTGACCAGGACAACACTTTACAATGCCTCAACCGTACATCTTTCAGATCAGCTGGTCTTTCAATCTCCTGAGCATACTCGCCGAGTACAATCTGGTCTTCAATCTGAATAGTCCAGTGTTCTTCCGGATCTTTCAGCTTTGCATATTCCTCCGGCGGAAGATACTGATCCGCATTCTCTACATCGGTAGGAATACGGATCTTATATACTTCTGCGCTGTTCAGTCCGGAATCACCGGCAGATGCTTTGTGATTAACATATATATGCACATTTTCAATAACGGTTCTATGCCAGGTATCGAAACGGGTGAGTGAATCGTACCTACGGTTATAGACAGTTATCGTTGCATTCGTTAACATCATTATCCACCGCCAAACTCATTAATCCTGTATTGATCAAATACACTTCTGCGATTTCATACAGCATCACATTCAATGGCTTACTCGTATCATATGACACGGAATAGCCATCATTATTTTCCGAAGTCTTTCCGTCACGCTGATCATACTTATATGCACAATCGCACATTTCACAAAGTGCTGTTTTTGCCTGTACCGGCCAGTCACCTGCTGACATTCGATCAAATGTATACTGGTTAAGCCTTGCACTCATTTTTAATTCCAAAGAAACCCAGCGGTTCTCTGGAATCAGAGCACCGCCAAAAGATTCCTTGTAATACTCATATGTCACATTCATGTGGTCACTCCTTATACGGCAGTCTTAACTGTGTGTACGTAAATACCTGCTTTCTTATTGTCTTTGCACTCAGCAATACCAACAGTACGATAACCAAATTTCCACGCGTCCGCAGTCTGATTCTGATCTGGAGAAATAATTTTAGATACGGTGTGCTTCTGAAACTGGATTGCAGAATTCTTATCCACAATCAGGAAGTTCATATTTAATGCTCCAGCAGCTTTCGTAAATCCGCCTTTCTGTTTTGGAGTAAGAGCAATTTTATTATAAAATCTTCCCTGTGGCACTTTCACGATGCCAGCAAAACCTTCCATTGCTTTTTTAGAAGCAGTTGTGTCCAGATCATCAATCATTCCTGCCAGAGTAGGATTAATGAACAGATAACATGTTGCAAGGTTCGCCTCTGAATTTTCAATCTCGCCTCTTGCTGCACGGATTGCGGCAAGCGCAGCCTTTCCATCTGTAAGGTCTGCCTGCACTGTAGTTACTTCGGAAATCTGAGCATAAGCAGAAAGCCTGTACGCATCAATCTCCGGAACAACCTTAGTTCTCAAAAATTCTCCAGCAAGACGTCCAAATGCAATGCCTGCAGACTCAATGTTATCCATTGCATCCACAGTAAACATACGACCTCTGTCGTAGGCACATTTTTTTGTCTCGTAATCCAAAGTCACATCTCCTGCTTCATAGCCCGTCCCTTTGGCATAATCTGCCAGACCATCCATATCCATCTTTGGAATCAGGATTTCATTCGCATTCGCTCCCTCTCTAACCAGCTCATTTGGTCCATCGAGAACAGATGTCAGGGATGATAATTTATACACCTCATCCAAAAGCGTAGAATATGTTTTTCTCAACGTAATTGTATTTGCCATTCTTCTCTACCTCTTTCTTATTTCTTTTCGGACAGCCCCATAGCGGCACGAAGAGCTGACATATCCTCTCCGCCGATATCAGCTCCACCGTCACCACCAGTACCGCCTACTGCATTGTTAATTGGTTCATTTGCTCCGAACAGATATCCGTCTGACTTCTTCACGCCTTCCAAAGCCTTCTTGATATCCTCGGACTGATTCTTCGATTCTTTCAGAGCATCAATATCCAGCATCGCGATAACAGCTTTTTCATTTCTTCCACCTGCAGTCTTGACTGCTTCTTTGATAGAATCCATGAATACACGGTCTGCTTCTTTCGCCGCATATTCATCGTCTTTCGCTTTCAGATCTCCCTGAAGCTTTGTAATCTGCCCCTGCAGATCTTTTACATCGACACCTTCAAATTCCTTCAGCTTGGCATTCACATCATCCAAAGAAGCCTTATAGTTGTCTCTCTGCGAAACTGCATTGTCATACTCACTCTTGGTACGATAGTTTTCTTTCCAAGCCTTATCAAACGCTGCCTTCTTGTCTGCCGGAACCTCCAGTTCATACTCTTTCAAAATCTCATGAATATTTTCCATAGTTACATTCCTCCTGAAATATTTTATTGACCGCTCTTTCAGCGGTATGGGATATAGCCGGTTAGACCTCCGGCCTGGTAGCTGCCCAGTTTATAGCCTTATGACAGGGCATAAAAATAAGACGCATAACCCTGCGTCTCAAAGGGAGATAAATAGATCACCTCCTAAAATTGCGTACAAAAATACCACCGGTCATTTCGACTGGTGGTAGCTACATGGATAATACTTTCATATCATTCCATAAGTCCTTTAACTGTTTATCATTTATTTTATGTTTATCAAGCATTGCCTTGGCATCTGTATAGAAATTAGTCTCACCTTCTGGACACCTGCATATAAACGGCTCATTATCTCTCCACGAAATATTATATCTTTCTCCATAAAGAATAAACTCGATATCTAATCCTATCTCTATAGCTTCTGACAGCTCAGACAAGTTCTCAAATTTTGCATAATCTTTATACTCAATCATTTCAATCACCTCTTCTCGAGAATATCTTTATTGGCAATTTCATGCCCTAATTTAAGTGGATTATCGTGCTTTGCTTCACGTTTCAAGTTACCTTTTTCATCAAGATACCAGTTATGATAATGTGGTACAATCGGATGTTCTTTTGAATTTCCGTGATCCGTCATATCTATGTCTAATCTTGGTCTTCCATCATTTCCGTAATATCTACGTCTCTGCAAGACACCATCTTTGAAATTATCAAACACGCTATTTGGAGTACCTTTATACGGGATAGAATGTACTTCTCCTATTTGTTTCTTCTTCAGTGCTTGACTCTGCCATTTTACATCTGTATATGCTTCACTGATAATTTTCCATTTCTCACTATCATTATATTTCATCTGGCCGAAATTAACAAGCGAACCAATATAATCTCCCAGAACTTCTTTATACCGCTTATACTGAACCACATCTTTGGATGCATTCTCAATCATTTCCTGCGGAAACAATGCATTCTGTCGTTTGCTATTTGTTGCCACTCGACCTTTCGTGTCCAAATAAATACGCTCACGTTCTTCCGTAAGCTTCATCTTCCGGCAGAATCTGGAATACTCATTAAGCTGTCCTTGATACTTCGCCTTGTGCAGGATGACCTCATCCCGATCAGCTTTACCGGCTTGCAACAATCGCACTTTCTCACGCTGGGCACGCATAGCCACTTTCATCTGACGCTGTCTCTGTTTAGCTTCATACAGGGTATACTGCTTGCCGCCAAACTCTTTCGGTTCAGATTCTTCCCGATTCTTGGCGTCCAACCATTCATCAGACCAGTTGCGCTGTGATATTCCTGGAAAGAACGGATAATACTCGTGTCAATGATAGCAGTTCCAACCGCCTAATCCTTCACCGGTTCCATAACCTGTGCTACTGACAAAGTCTGGATAATCTGCCATGCTCGCATCACCCCCTCCACAACAAAAGGAGCCTTTTGGCTCCCTCTGCTCTATTTCCAATATTTTTCTTCCGCTGTTTTTCTTGCTTCAAGTGCTTCTTCTATTCTATCGTATGTCCCTAAATTAATACGTTTTTTATCTACAGTAATATAAGCTCTCCATTTTTCCGAATCTTTTCTCCACATAACTCCTGGATAACCTGATGTATTTGTCTTTCTCGGCTTTTTATCTCGATTCCAACAATTCTCTTGAAAAGAAATCCACCTACAATTTTCGGGACAATAATCTCCGTTTACATCTATGCGGTCTATTGTTAATTTATCTGCATAACCATTTTTTATCGCCCACTGTTTAAAGGCCTCAAAATCATTTATCCATTCATCACACACCTTTATTCCTCTTCCGCCATAATATTCATAATTACTACAAGAAGGTATGTTACATCTGGCTTTCATTGCGCGCCATTCATTATGTAACCGAGTGCCTGTTGCTTTATGTACTACATTTATTTTAGATGTTCTTTCCTTATGGAGACAACCACAAGATTTGGTTAATCCTTTTCTAAGATTCTTCCCCATAACAACAACTTCTTTTCCACATTCACATTTACACAACCATTGAGCTCTTTTTTCTCCATTAGGCGAAATATAGTTTTCCACACGTTTCAGAACTGTTAATCTTCCAAATTTCTTCCCAGTTAAATCTATTGCTTTTCCCATGTGTTATACCCCCCCCCGCTGAATTTCAGCTTTGGCAGCTTTCATTCCTTGTGCGTATCCAAAAGTAAAACTATTATGAATTAAATCAAAAATTCCTTTGCTGTTTCTCTTTATCTCTTGGAAATTTAAAACAGAAGCATCATAATACGTATTAATTTCTGTGTTTTGTATCACATTCATTGTATTCTTGACTCTCGCCATAATAAAAACTCCTTTCAAAATTCGTGTTGAAAGAAGTTCCATTCTGCATTATAATATTTACAGAAGGAAACTTCTAACCTAAACAGTCGTTTGTGCTTTGGTCGGTGCTACGACTGTTTTATTTTTTTGTTAAATTTACTGCCTGCTGATAAACCATGTCTATACCTTTTTTTACCACCTCTGTCTTATTTAACCCTAGTGTTTCACGACAATATTCTAACTTTATATCGTCTAGTACAGACAATCTCACTTCCATTCGTTTCGTCTTTGGTTCATCTGTCGGTCTTCCTGTTCTCGGGCTCATTTTATCACCTCACTTTTGTCCGTACAAATATATTAACTTATGTACGTACAGAAGTCAAGTACTATTTATTCCATTTGTAAACTTTTCCTTGCCATACAGAATGTGAAGGTCTCGCCCCTGCATGCCAGCTTACCTCTACATATTCGCAACCGAGCTGTTCCATATGATATTCGGTTATCTTATGCGTAAGCTTTGCAACTCCGGTCATGACCGCTCTCCTTGCAGCCACATCCACCCGATCGGCTCTCCCTGAAGCATAATCAATCTTCCGAAGTCCGCTGTTCGTGAGCTGTGTAACTACTCGTCTCAGGACACTGTTATAATCAAACGCGCCGGTTACGATATCATAACATGCTGCATCCAGGTATCCGGAATACACCTGAGCAAGTGGCGTCAGCACCTTCCTGCCATTACCATAATCCAGATAGAATCCAAGAGAATTGGTTACATTCTCCAAATCTGCAAAACTCTGATCAATAATCGCTTCTGTAATCTGTTTGAGCTGTCTGTTCTCTTTGAACGGTATGTATTTGGCGTTGATCTGTTCGTATATATCTTTATTCCGAACATATTCCTTTTCAACCACCTTGTCGTACAGCTCAAACATCTCCGGGTAGGAAGCATTGAGCGTTTTCTTAATTTCCCGTTCAATATCCTCCGAAGAATATCCAAGAATCCGTAACCGGTTAATCTGCCAATCTGCAGTACTGGTAATCTCACCAGTTTTAACGATCCTCCGAACGATATCTTGCATGATCCGTTCTTCCAGATCCTGATATCTGGCAGTAATCTTACCGGCCATCTTATTCTTATAATCATCTCGCATCTTACTCCATCACCTGATTCTGTTCCGGGATCTTTGATTTCGCAGTTTCCTCATCCTCGTTGTACCATTTCATCCGGTATTCAACCAGACTCATAACACCCATACTTACGTCTTGCCTGTCCTGCTGCCTTTCTGATTCTTCATCTGCCAAGATTGAATCATTGAACTCGCAAGTAAATTCCACACCAGACATATAAGAACCATTGTAGAAAGCCAGCGCATTTACGAATCCATTTAAACATTCTTCGAGCTTCTCCTGTATTGCAGTAACACGATTGTATTTTCTGGTCTTTGATGCAAGCACTTCCGTGGCTGTCTTATCCACTTCCTGTGCGTCAGACAGATCTCCGTAAGCAAGACCAACATTAAACTCAATCTCTCGTTTGTATTCCTCTAATCCCCTTCGAAATGCCTCATCTCTCATGGCCGGAGAATATTCTTTATAAAGTTCTTTATCCTTGCCATCTTCAAGATTCAGTCCTTTGTAAAGGCGTTTTTTCAGTCTTGGCAGGTAAGTTCTCCCGCCTTTATTCTTTAACGCTCTCTGGTCTACGTGAATCGCACGCTCTCCTGAATCATACTCCCAGTCAAGACGTGCTGCCTGTACATCCGCTTTCTTGATCAATCCTTTTGCTGATTCATACACGGAAACACCGCACGAAGAACCATCCACTTTATTTTCGACCGGATTCTGATAATATCCAAAGTCCATTTCTGTCATACCGATATAAACAATCGGTCCAGGTTGAAGATTCGCCCATTCCGCGACTTCTTCCAGATTGCATCTCTGCCCGATATCACTTCGGCTCTGCGAATGATAACATTTATTTTCAATAGTCAGATTCCCATTTGTGAAATAATGTCTCTCTACTCTGGTGTAATAGTCATTTTCACCAATGCACTTTACAACCAAGAATGCAATATCATTCGGAACCCCGCTATCATCAAAGCTAATCGGAATGAATTTATCTGCAGCAACATATTCTGTCTTGTCCGGACCAAGTGGTCTGAGAATCATTGCTCCAAGAGCAAGACCGGTCTGCAGCTTCTTGTTCATATCAGATAGACTTTTCTGGAGAACCTTATCCATCTTGTCATTATTTAGGATCTTGGCTTCCATCTCCACCAGAGCCGAATCTGCAAACTCACGGCAGATACCTTCTTCCAATTTCAAGGATTCTACTGTATCGTCACACCAGTCTGCATTTCCGGCCAGCATTCTTTTCCATTCATTAATGGCATCGATCATGGTCTGTGACAGTGCCACATCTTTGCCAATTATATTTTTTAATGTCGTGTAATTAAACATGCTCACTATCCTTCCCCATAGTCTTTTTAATCCATCAAACATCTTCCACCTCTTCTATCAAATCTCGCATATCCCGTTCAATTGTATACTCAAATGCATCTAGGCTATCGATATCGGTGCTGCCATCATCCAGACGCTCATCTTTATCTTTCACGTCTTTATTCCATACTGCATCAGAAAGTGCTGTCTGCAGGGACTTGCAATCCTCTGTAATCCAGAACCTTCCAGCTCCCATCAATCGGATCGTACAGCGAATCCGATCAATGATAGATGCTTTCTTCGCTTTTCTTACAATCATCCAAGGGAATCTCTTTTCCACTGCATTTCGGATGGAATTACCAAGCACTGTCTCCGCATTATCGTAGTAAACGGATTCCACATTACAGTACTCTACATAATCGCCTTGTTTTTTGATCACACTGTATTTATCAATTACCTCTTGAATAAAATCGCAGAATAACTGATCCAGCATATTGCTGTCTATATCTTTTTCCTGAGCTTTCGCCATAACTCGCTTGGACATAATTCCGATTACATCTTTGTAGTCGTCTGTGTATCCTCTGGCTACAAAAGAATGACCGGACTGATTTCCTCCGAAGTCAAGTCCGATCTCTATCGATACAATATCATTTTTTCTGAATTGTTTATGCTCTGCATTATCTGCAGGTTCTTCCGCCACTTCACACCGAAACTTCTCCGGATCATCTGCAAAGCGTTTATAAATTGCTCCTTCTGCCCTCTTCCATAACCCAAGGATTAAGCGATCGTAGTAGATTGTACCTTCATACTCTTTGCACAGCTGCTCAACAAATTCCTGTGGAAGAAACGGATTATCAAAGATTGTGTATCTCTGCAAATAGATATCCAGTTCGTCATTATCCAGAAACTCCTTTAACCAGTGCGTCGGATGCTCTGGGTTACACGCTCCATCAAAGCACGAATACGGCTTATCGAGTCGTGATTTCAACATCTGGAACACTTCTTTATTCCACTTGGCAATCTCATCACCGTAACAATATTTTATGCTGGCTCCCTGTATCTTCGCTACCTGGCTAACTTTCTCTGCTCCCAGGCAATACACTTCTTCACCGCAGATCATTGCCATATTCCGGTTATTGATCTGCCCGATCAGTTCCTCTGTGTAAATCTCACGCATTGGCTGCAGTACGTTTCGTTCAATTGATTCCTTAGACACACCAAGGATAACATTCAGTCCCGGCTTGCCAGTCCTCTCTCGAATACGGAATGGAACCACAAAAGCTGTATCCACATAAGATTTTCCGGAACGAACCGCTCCGGATTTAATGTTCCATCTATGAGTTGCGTTCACAATATATTCATTCTGTTTCTTGCTTAATTGCATTGTCCCGCACCTCTTTTAATATCTGATCCAGACGATCAAGTGCATCATTATTCTCATTTTCGCCTGTGATGGATTCTTTTCTCGCTTTGATAAGCTCTGTTTCAGCTTTCTTATTCTCCAGATCTTCCTCGGCTCTGTTACTCTGTCCGGAATACTGCGCCACAAACTTCGCTGCCTGCGTATCTCCAGATAACGCAGCCTTAATCTGAGCCATAAGAAGAGCCGATTCCAAAGTACACTCAACTCCAAGTGACTCTAAAACCGGCTTCCATTCTTCGTTATCTATTTCTGCAGTAAGCAGCAGGTTCAACGTCTTCTGGAAGTTCGCCTTCCTACGTCTTGCCTGTCCACTTGCCTGACCTGCTATTTTTGCTAACTCCCGGCGTTCCTCCGGAGTTCGATTGTTATTTGCATCTCTTATGTTTTCATAACCTGCCACTTCACCACCTTCAATTCTGGTTTATTTTTGCATTAGAAAAGCACCCCGGAGGGTGCCTGTTTTGCTACTCTTTTTCATTTTTGCAAATTTCTTTGGTATATTTACAAATACGCTCCTCATCTATCCCCGATAGATGAAGAGATAATTTTACTTTTAATTCATCTTTTACTTTTGCATCTTGTACTTGATCTGATAAAGAAATTGCATTTTTTATATTTTCATCTTTTGTCAACTCTATAAAAAACTCCGATATCTTCTCGTTTGCCTTATTTGACATCTTATAGAATAATGCAGAAACTGCCTCTAAAGATATTCCTGAGACAATCTCTGGCCATTCCATATTGTTGCTTTTAATTCCAAGAACAACTCCAATTACAATAAGCGCAAATCCAGCAATGCTTCCCCAAAAGCTTAACCTAAAAGCCCACTTTGACTGTCCTAATCTTTGCTGATGATAATCATTTTTTGTTTCACTCGTAGTCCATCCTATTCCAGATTTTACCTTAAACTCACCCATTTGATTAGATTTAAGTATGGAATTGCTTATTGTATGAGTGGATGCCTCTAAGCTCTTCCCTGTATGCTCATTTATCTTTTCCATCCAGCACCTACTCTTTCATCAAGCCAGACGACATAGCATTTACAAATACTGTATGTCCACAATTATTGCACGTAACAGGGATTACTGGTAATATTGATGAACTACCACCTACAATTATATTTCCATCATTAAATTCTCTTAATTCGAACACTTTGTCTGCTATAGTCCATGCTCTGTTTCCACAATATGGGCAACTTTGATTTGTCCATTTTTTATTTATGTGATTTATAATATCTTGTCCGTTTAACTTGCTCATGATTATCCCCACCATTTTATTCTTAATCATTAAAATATTTATATTATAATTCTTTTTGCCTTATTATGCAACACAAAAGACACCCGGCATCACCAGGTGTCCTCTCTTGGTTGTATTAGGTTGTGGGGAAACTGATCGAATGATTTAATATCTGTTCATCAATTCCAGTTTATACTCTATCACTTTTTATCCGGACATTGTGGGACATTTTCAAAATATCTTTGAATTTTTTTACGGATATTCTCATCCGTATACTTGGTCCGGCGCTTTGGAAACCTTTGGTTCATCTGATCAGCAACTTTCGGATATGATAAATCATCCAGAAAATACAACCGGAAGATCATCCGCAGCTCACTCTTTTCGATCGTCTCTATGTATTCGTCCACCTGTATTGTCAGCTCCAGGAGTTCCTCTTCCAGCTCTTCCAGTCTGCGGATCCGTTTATTCAGCAGCGATTCTTTCCGGGAAATAGCCGTGACCGGTCTGCCGGTGATCTTAACCGTTCCCAGTGGTTTCTTTCCCTTCTTCCCACATGATACCGAATCCATAACGATTTGTCCATTCAATCTGGATAATTCTTTTTTATTCTGTTCAATTCTTCGCCGCAGATCTTTTATCTCTTCTTTCATATCCGCATACTCAATCAGAATGTTCTTGTCCACCGGCATCTACTCCCTTCGTTATGTCTACTCCCATCTTCTTCAGATAATCATCCACCGAATAACTCTGATAAGCTGGCGGTGTATGAAATCTCTCACTTGCTTTCGCATCATGGTTCTCCTCCAACCCTTTGTAATGCTTCTGGCTATCCAGTCTTACCTGTCTTCTGTCTCTTCCTCTGTTCAATCATTTCTCAGCTCCTTCGTCGTTTTGTTTATACTTGTCCTTTCATGTAACATCCCCAGAATGTTCCCGATCTCTTTCCGCTGTGATGTCCAAATAATGGTTTCTGTCCTATAGCTTTCCAAACTTTCTGTGCCGGAATATCCGTTTCCGCCCATTTAAAGATCAACACTCCATCTTCTTTCAGAACTCTCATACATTCCCGGAATCCATCATGTAGCATTTCTGGCCAGTGTTCGTCCAACTTCCCGTACTTCTTAACCATCCATCCAGTTTTCCCTGCATATCTCAAATGTGGTGGGTCAAACACAACCAGGGAAAACGATTCATCCGGGAATGGTAGATCTGTAAAATCGCATTGTATATCGGGATCTATGTAACAGGTCCGTTCTGATTGTCCGTCACCTGATTTCCAAATCCCTGTTAATTCTTCTTTGCGGATATCGCAATATACTGCTGCCGGATGTTCTTTGTTGAACCAGATTGTCCGAGATCCACACGTTGCATCAAGGATTTTTTTATCACTCATGCTGCTCCTCCCTGTATGGTTTCGGCAATGGCATCCATGCATTGACAAATATTCCATAGCTTGAATATGGTTTTTCATCATCTCCCGGATAGAATGTACCGCCTTCATCATTTTCTTCATACCTTGCGATATCCAGCATTGTTGCATTCTCAAATGATACCAATATGTAACTTTCATCCTCCGGCAACTTCTCACTACATGGAATCCATTTGCCAAGGACATTTGTGTCCTTAGCATCTTCCCTGTCCTCATACATCGCCAGTCTATTCACCAGCTCCTGCTTCTTATTCGGGGACCAGTACCCTCGCTTTATACCGTTCTCTCTTTTATGTGTTAATCTCTCCATGATCTATTCCTCCACATCCGTCTTCTTCATCCGTGCACCCTTCTCGTACTTTGTACATTCTTCAATCTTACAACCACGGCTATGCTTCATAAGATCAGCATAATCACAACTGTTCACCGTCGGCCGGTTGCTCCGGAACTTACAAGTCTTACACAGATGTCGATCTGAATTATCTACTGCAGGATCTTTTTCTTTCTTCCGGAATCTTGCTGCATGATACCCGACCGTTCCGAACGGGATACCGGTCTGATCAGCGATCTCACGATTGGTATATCCTTCCTCTACCAGTTTCCGGATCTTCTCTTTCTTATCTTCGATATTGTCCGCCGGAAGATCTATCGTTTCTTCTTCCATCCTTTCCTCCGGCTTCTCTGGGGGGGTAATACTTTCCTGCGTTTCATGCACTGCCCGAATGATTTCTTCCGGATCTACCTGATCAGCTTCTGTCATATCCTGCACAGCCTGTTCGAAATCCGGATTTACGACTGCCGGGACATCTACCAGAAAGTGATTCTCTGGCTGGTCAAGGATATCTGACAATGGCATTGCATTCATGCCACCATCTTCTCCTATCCAGAGTGCTGTTACAGGTTTTCCTTTTATGTAATACTCCAATGCTTCTTTTAAGCTCTTCTCTACTAACATTGCTTTCTCTCCATCTATTTTTCAATCAGTCCCATATACATCTCTTGGTCATAAGATCTACCATCAAAATTATTAAAGTTATCCTTCTTCTTTGTTGGTGATATCTTCTTTCTTTTCTTCGTTTCCCGAAATTCCTTATAGCCACCAGCCGTTGCCTTCTTCACGATGGCAATCTGTTCCTCTGGTTTATTACTCAGATTCAACAGATCTTCTCTCAGAGCCTGTACCTGTTCCGGAAGAATCGATCCATAGTTATGTTCTCGAACAAGAAGATACATCTGGAAAGCCGATTCAAGTTCCGGAGACTGAAATACTGTATTATTTTTATTATTATTTACTTTACTTTTATTTGCGGATTTTTCCGCGGAATTAGATTCGTTTTTCCAGGAAAAACTATCGCATTTCCCCGGAATATCTTCAAAAAGAGTGCACTTAATAAAAGGTTCCGTATCTTCCTTTTTCAGAAGCCAGTACCTACCTACTTCCAGCGGCTCTTTGCTCTTACGCATTCTTTCTTTAATACCGAGCTGATACCGTCTCTGTATCCCGGCAGAGGTCAAGACCTTGTCCGAACTAAACAGTGTGTTATCAAACAGTGACTTATTTAGCAGGAAGTTCAAGACCTGCTTCACCTTATTTTGATCTATCCCTAATTCGTCAGAAATGATATACAAAAAGTCTTCGTCCGCTTTTATGTAATATCCCTGCCTATAGATCTCGCATAATAAAAACAAGTAGATCATCACTCCGTCCGACCTGTATCTGGCCTTGACGATTCTGATCTTATTATCCTCAAAAAAATCTATATCAAATGGAAAGTAAAGAAGGCCTTTGATCTTCGGTCTGGCCATGCTGCACCTTCTTTCCTATCCCTTATATTCTTCCACAGTAACGTCCAATCCTTCCAACGAAGAATAGACTTTCTTTGCCACTACCATAACAATCTGTGTATCATCATGATATGCTACACCGTTCAAGGCATCTGCTACAACTTTTACGATATTATCCATATCCGGCTTCTTAAGTGGAAGTTCCTTTCCGTCCAACATGAGAGCAGTACGCTTCTTACTGGTACTCTTCGGCGGAAGAAATCTCGCTACAATCCGGAGAGTTACCGGCTTGCCCCGTTCCAGGAACATTCCGTTGCATTTATTCAGGAACCGGTCCTTGATGTAATTCCCATACAACAGATCTGTTTCCGGCGTATAAGACATCGTTTTTCCAGTATGCTTATTTCTGACCGTCTTTGCCCTTGCTTTTCCCTGGGGTTTTCCCGGAACATGAAATGTCACAGAATTCATCCATTGCTCCTTTCTTTCCATGGGATAGTAATAAATGATCATCTATCCCATGGAATACTGCATAATCAATATGTTACATTCGTGATACAATCCAAAAGGAAGTACAAACTTTAAGCAATGACTGTGATCTTATGTTTCTCTAATTCTTCGCTCAGTTCAAACTCCAGATATTCCTTGATCTTTTTCATGACTGCATTCTTCCATAAACCACCATCAGCTTCTACCAGTTTAAATGCCGGTCCCCGGTCTCCGTCCTTAATACGGAATACATAAGAACTCTCCGGCTGTTCGATTTCTGCAAATGTACGGTATGGCCTCAGCTTAACCGGATTTGGTACGATCACATCAGCCAGCTCCACGCCTGTTTTGATCGTTGTCTTCTGCGATACCCCATCATCCGAATAATTAGCAGTTGTTCCGGATTTAATATTGCCGGCAACCTGCATGATCGTAATGAGGTCCTCTGTCTCTACAAAGTTTGCCTGAAGCTCGATCAAGAAACGTTCCTGATCATAATAACTGTCAAATGAAAACTCATTTACAATCGCCCTGGCATCAATCAAATTCTCTCTGTCCCTCTCATCAATCAGACCTGAATATAACAGAACCCTTGTCGGACTTGCCACATGGATAATAGAAGATTCCCTTAACTCTTCCGGTTTTCCTTTGATATAATCCACCAGTGCTGTCAGTGTATTTACTTCGATATCAGATGCCATTGGGAATCTGTGATATCTGGTGAGATCATTATTGGTGCAATAGGTTCTTCCTTCAATCTCTACCAGTTTCGGTTCCATACTCTTTTCTTTTAAACCTGTAATATACTGTAATGCTTCTTTTAATCCTTCTACCATCTTTCTTTTCCTCCTTACGCTTCTCTTCTTCTAAGATCTACGACTTTACTTCCAGCAGTGCCTACAATTTCACCTGTATCTGTATCCACTGCCTTGCCTTCAACTTCCACTACGTTCTCAGGAACAACTCCCGGCACATCATTTACCGACATCTGCCCCGGAATTTGGTTACCCATTTCAATTGCTTCTACCTCGCCGGTCTGCAAGTTCTTTCCCATACTGAAAGCAGTAACAGCTCCGAGTGCCGGTGCAAGTGTTGTCTTCGTCTGTACACCGGTAGCAACAAAATTACGCTCTGCATTCGGTTTAAATGCAATTGTGACTGTAATCTTTCTTGCAGCACCGGCATCCGTGTTAGGGTTCTGGATGTTCTCTGTCACCTCTTCAATGGCTCTGTTCACCTGCGCAGAAAATGCTCCATTTGCAAATTTCTCTAAATCTACATGTTTCATTGCTTATGTACCTCCTGTGTTATTTATTGAAAAACTCCGCTTCAATATCGGATGCTTCTCTCTGATTTGCTTCTTTCTCAGGATCCGGCACTTTCGTTTCCGGCTGCACCTCTTTGATCTCCTGTTCTGCCACAACATTATCGTTATCGATTTCGTCTGCAACATTTTCTACATAGTCTGCGGATCCATCTTCCTGAATAACTGCCATGTCTTTATCAATTGCCTTCTGCAGATCGATACTCATGGTTCCCCATTTACTGATCAACTGACGAAGCATTGTTTTGTGCGCCATACCATCAAAATCTTTGAACCAGAATGAAGAATATTTCCATAAATCTTTTTCTGGAATTTTTCCCTGTTCTAACAGTTCCAACGATTTTGCTCCGCCATTCTTATAGAAAGCAAACGAATATTTTTCTGCATGTGCCAACATTTTCTGTTTCGACCAATAAATACTATGTCTATATCCATTCACTTCCTCGAACATTGCATAATATCCGATTGTCGGAGTGTTTTCTCTTTCATAGTCATCTTCGATCAGATTTACTTCCAGTTCTTCTTCCAGCGGATTATAAGAAATCAATTCTCCTTCTTTTATAGAAATAACATTGATCTTTTTGTATACCCCACTTCTCTTAGCTAACTGAATATATCCCTTATATCCGAGCTGAAACTGTGCTTCTTTGCATCCCTTTTTCTTATTGTCAAAAGGCACCATATAAAACTGTCCAAGCTGTGGTGACGGCGAAAGATTCAAGGCCTCTCCCAATAATGCTGCCGATAAAATACTTGGATTCGTACACTCCTGCAATACCGGAGTTGTCTGGACTGCAGATACAATACTGGAAATGAATCTTGTTCCATTCTTCCCACCTACAATACTATTAATCTGCTTCTTAACAGCATCCTGCGTAAGATATGCTGCCAGTCCTGTTTTCGTCTGTCTGTTCGCCAAACTATTATTTACTGCCATATCTTATTCCACCTTTCCAAATTTTAAATTGTTCTGTTTCATGTAATCACGTAATGCCAGGATCTGTTCTTTAGTTCCCCATACACGGAAATCTATTCTCATGACCGGTTCTGAAACAACTCTTGTATAGTCGTTCTCCTCGGCTTTTTTAGGAGCTTCCTGAGTATCCACAGCTTCTTCCAGATTTTCTGATTCCTTTCCTGCAGCAGCTTCTTCTGCTCTTCTTCTCTCTTCCTCTGCTTTCTGTCTGGCAAGCGCCTCTTCCTTTCTCTTCTGAATGTCGGCCAGCTCCTGTCCTTTCTTGATTGCCTGCGTAAGATCCAGTGTCTTCTTATAGACTTCCATTGCTTCGAAACTGAATTCCGGCAATCTGCTGATTGTCCCAACTTCCTCGCCGATTCTATACATCGTTTCTTTCATCTGGTTTTCTACTTTCGACAGCGCTACTGATGCATTCAGCCACTTCTCGTCCCAGATCATTTCAAGTGTCACAAACTTCTGGAAGCCGATAGATTCAAATAGTTCCTGGACCGCTTTCCGCTTTTCCTCTCTCTTGATCTGCTCAACTTCTTTGATCTGAACATCAATCGCGCTGATCTGTTCATCGACCAATGCCAGAACTTCTTTTACTTCTTTTTCAAATTTATCGTATGGCTCCATGCACAGCTTTTTAACACGTTTCCTCTCGTCATCAATTGCTCCACGAAGTTTATTTAAGTTCGCCCTGTCTTTCTTTCCCTCAGAAATAGTCTCTTCTGTAAAGACCAATCCGTTGTACTCTTTCATCTTCTCGGCAATTGCTGCCTTCAATTCCTCATTGTTCCACTTGATTTCCGGCACAAATCCATTCTCCTGTGGACTGAAGATTTTTAACTCTAACATAAAATACCTCCTATATTTCCGGGAGAATCAGTGGAGGCTTTCTCCCACTCTCCACATATCTCCAAAATTTTTCTTCTTCCTGTTGCAGCATTGTAAGATCATCTTCCACATCACTTCTTTCAATGAAGTAATGTTTGACTGTTGTACGCTTTTCGTTACCCCAGTCGGTATTCAAATGTGCTCTCAGAACTACGAACTGCCAACCGGTTACCAAAAGATAATGCAATACCTGTATGTAATAATTATCCGGAATCCGGTCCTTCCACTTTTCGTACTGCATGGACTGCAGAATATTTGTAGTTTTAATCTCCAATATTCCCTTGCGACCCTCCCGATCGGTCAGCTCGCCATCAAGAGACGCCTGCATGAATGAATGGTCCTTACTCTGCAGAATCCGGAATTCATGATGATCAACCTTATATTCCGGATAATCCAATTTAAACAGTTCCCGGATATATTCCTCTGCCTTTTTTCCGTAGATCACGCACGGCTTGTCCGAAATATCTTTCGGTATCACCCTGCCAATCTTTTCTTCAAACAGATCAATATTGCTTTTATACGGATTCATTCCAACCACAGCACTGGCATCACTGCCGCCGATCCCATTCATTCTGCCTTTTAACCACTGCTGTTCATTTTCGAAATCGTAAGCCTTAAAAATATCATTCATATCTGATACCCTGTTTCTGTACAAAGCTGCAATGCTCTATTTCGGTGTTCGCTCTGGTTCTTCAACTGCAGTTTCTTTTTACTTTTCTTTTCCTCCTGGCAGTCACATGGTTCTCCAGGATCTAAATTTGCGCCGCATAACGGGCATTCGTTGTAATACATTCTCTATTCCTCCGCCCAAAGGCTGCCGCCGCACCAAAAGTAATCCGCAGAAAAGCTGTATTCTTCCAAAACTACTTTGCTTGGATCCATGTTGCAAATATGATCACCATCTCCTACCGGCAGACAGTTCACACAATTCTCGCAGCATCGGTTATCCGGTTTCGCCTTCTTCTTTCTTCTACTCATTTACCATTTTCTCCTCTTCCAACTTAGGGAAGTCTTTTAGCATCTTCTCCATCCACTGCTCCGAATCCCGATCACCTAACCCGGTAACATGCATATCGAATCCAACCAGCAGGCCTAAGATCACATCTCCTACAATAGGATTCCCATGTTTGTCCGTGTCGTAAAAATAGCATCCCATCGGATTCATCGGAAGATTCTTCACAAGACCTTCTTCATCAACGATCATGACTACTTTGGTTTTGAAATAATCCCGTAATTTCTGAGTTCTCACCAACTCTACATATCCGCCAACTTCTTCTCTCAAGCTTTCATGATCAAAATCCAGATCAATGATCGAAATCTTATTATCCGTTGTAATTTTCAGCGTCTTCATCTTTTCTCCTCCGCCTGTTTAATGGCTTCCTTTGTAATACTTACCAGAACTTCCTTTGCCAGTTCTTCTGGCATATGTCCGCGAAGTGATCTATACATTGCCGCTGTAACTCCTTTATATTCCTTTATCAGTTCTGCTCCTGATCCAAGTAGTTCTACCTGGCATCCCGTTATTCCGCTGCAAACGGACTGTGATGTTGCTTTAATCATTTGACTAATTTCCTTTCTTCTCATATAATATAGTTGACTAATTTTCTGAGCGCCCAAAGCTTGCCGGCTTATATGGGTGCTCTTCTTATTTCCACGTCAGATCAAAGATCTGTCTTAACTGATCCGGCGTATAGATTTTTGCTGATGGCACCGTCACACAGCTGATCAGGTAGTTTCTCCGCACCTCTACGGTATTTGAACCCTCACTGATTGCATTTAAGTGCTCATTGATTCTTTCCAGTTCTTTCTGGAATTCATGATCATCCATCAGTCTTGGTATCTCTTGCAATGTCCTCACTCCTTTCACTTTGCAAACAACCAGATAAATAACACTGCATCGAATGCAAGTCCGATTGCTCCGCCGATCAGTAGTTCAAACACCACTTCCCGGACGATTCTCTGCCATTTTGTTCTTGGCCCTCTTCTTTTCATGCTTGTCCTCCTCCCTCTACCGCCTAAGCGGTTTTCTCTTTCTGGTATCCCAGATATCCTACAGCTACACGATTCAACTCATTCACGATCTTCGCTCGTTCCTCTGCAGATAATGTAGCCATATCTCTTTCTATTCCATCGATGATTACGATGTTTATATGTTTCAAACTGCATCACCTCTTTATAGGTTATGTATCACTGTTTGTACTTGTTGCGGTTCTTTGATATAATTTTCTTATCAAATGATGAAAGGAATACGTGTTATGATTTTTGATATTATTACTTTTATAATTGCAATCGTTAGCTTTGGTCTATCTCTTTGGAACTTCATTGAAACCCGATTAAATAATCGTGTTAACTTATCTGTTGAATGCAAAGATTTTGTCATTGCTGAACATTTTTCTAGACAACCGCTTTATATAGCTCTCTCTCTAATTAATAAATCACAGTTGCCAATTTCTATATCCAGAGCCTTCATTACTATCGATAATGAAACTTTTGAATTTTCATGGATTCCGCAAGTCGTACACCAAGCTCGTCTAGGCACTAAATACGAAACCTTCGACCGGACAATCGTTAAATCTATCACTCTTCCACTAAGTCTTGCCGGCCTTGGTACAGTCGGTGGATATTTCTACGCAGAAACGTTTGGGCGGGTAAAAGAAGAAAAGATTAAAAATACCAATGCCGTTATCGTGCTTCACACCAACCGAGGTGTTAAGCAATACTCCGTTGCTCTGAGCACGATTGCAATCGAAATTTAGTATCGTTCTTTCATATTCACTATGCTGAAAACAATTCCCAAAATAGCAAAAATGAACGATGCAATTCTTAAATAAGTCATCTACTTCCTCCATTCTTCTGAACCTGTTTCATCTGTTGCAAATAAGTAATCTAATGTTTTGTCTGGGAATGCTTTTCGCTTGATTTCTACACATTCTTTTAATGAAAGTGTACTTTTTCCATTCATCTTGAATGATAACGTTGTTGGCGTAATTCCCAGAATTTCAGCAAGTTTTACTTGCGTCACTTTATTTCTTGCCATCTCGGCTTCTAAATTCGGAAACACTTTCTCACCTCTTTTCTCGATTTTTCGTGATTGCACTTTAAAGTATATACGATTTTTCGAGAATGTCAACCTGTTTTTCTCGATTTTTTGAGATTTTTATTTTATTTTCGGTGACATTATATTGATTTTTCGAGATTTTAATGTTATTATCAAATCATCAACAAAGAAAGGAGTTAACTTTACATGAATGAATTAGAATCTAATGTGAAAGCACTCATCATAGATAGATACGGAAGTATGAAAAAATTTTCCGAAAAAATAGATATGCCGTGGACTACCTTAGATAGTATTCTAAAAAGAGGTATTGCCAATTCCAACATAACAAATGTTTTAAAAATCACACGTGAGTTGGGATTAGATTCTGAGAAACTGGTAGATGGTATAATTGTTTTCACACAAGATGAACCAACTACCCTTGCAGCTCACTTCGATGGTGATGAATACACAGAATCTGAATTAGATGAAATCCGTCAGTTTGCTGAATTCGTAAAAAATAAACGAGTTAAGTAATTTATAGGACAGCTTATCTGATATACTCGAGCGGGAGGTGTTTGTATGAATACATATGAGAAGCTACAGGAAGAAGCCTGCAAAGACGGTATAGATGTTATTGATTATCCTTTTAAAAGCAAAAAAATAAAGGGATTATATTGTGATGGTACCATTGCTATCAAAGACAATATAGATACAACCGCGGAAAAAGCCTGCGTTCTGGCAGAAGAACTCGGTCATCATTATACTTCTGTTGGTAATATTATCGACATGGAATATACCGGTAATCGAAAACAGGAACGGCAGGCAAGGCTCTGGGGATATAACCGCAGCATTGGATTATTCGGTCTGATCAGAGCCTATGAACATGGTTGTAAAGATAAATATGAAATTGCAGAGTATTTAGATGTTACAGAAGAATATCTGGAAGACTGCATTAACTGTTACCAGGATAAATACGGGGAATACAAAACTGTAGATAACTACACAATTTATTTTATCCCTAACTTGATGATATTTAAGAAAATATAATATATAACTTGATTCATCCAGTATCTCTAACCATAAATACACTGCCCTCTTGATACGAAAGTATTTATATGGCGGAGATATCTGATTGAATAAATAAACTCTGGAAAAAACATTTGAAACAAATAAAATGAAAGGAAAACTTATGAAAAAGAAAATCGTAGCCATATTGCTTGCCAGCACAATGGCATTGTCATTATCTGCATGTGGAGGATCTGGATCAGATTCATCGAATTCTAATACCCAAGCAGAAAAAACAACAAAATCTTCTGATTCATCGGATAAGAATAGTTTCGATCAGGAAACTACTGATGAAACCGAAGCGTCTGATTCATCAACAGAATCTAGCGAAAATACAGATTCATTTTCACCTATCGGTGATAGCCTAGCGATAGATTTTGACATTACTGCTGAACCAACAGATTTTCCAAAAGATACAACTGGAAAATGGCGAAAAACTATGATTGCTGAATCTGGCATTGAATTTCAAAATTATGCTTTGAATTATTATAAAAAATATTTCAAATCTAACGATGAGGTTCATGTAATTTACAACTTTTCTACCAGAACAGTAACTTGCATAACCTGTATGGGAAATCTGCTTTCTGTTCGTGTAATGGACTATGTTGACAAAGAGGAACATGATGCAAGTGCTGCCTGTGGCGGAATTTTGCTTGCTGAATATCAAGTTAACATTGAAACTGGTGCAATAGAAAAAATTCAATAAAAAAATCCCCGGTGTCTACCAAACACCAGGGAAAATCCCGAGTAATATATACGGCGAAGGATTCGCTCGATACAGTACTCCCTCAACAAGAATATTGTATCACAAAAATCCAGCACCGTATAGGTGTTATTTTTGTACCCATTTTTGTGCGACGTCGCACATATAATTACAGGAAGGTGATACAATGAGCGTAAAATATGCATACGGCTACATCCGGGTATCCACTCATGATCAAGAAGAGATCTCTCCGGACTCCCAGGAGCATCTCCTCCGGGACTATGCAACCAAGAACAATATTGTAATCCTGAAGATCTTCACGGACCTAGGTATCTCCGGAAGAAAAGCCAACAAGCGTCCCAGCTTTCAGGAGATGATCGGACTGGCCAAGGGTGATGATCATCCGGTTGATCAAATCCTGGTATGGAAGTTCTCCAGGTTCGCCAGGAATCAGGAAGAATCTATCGTTTATAAATCCCTGCTGAAGAAACAGCACAATGTAGATGTCGTGAGCGTGTCTGAGCCACTCTCCGACAATCCTTTCGGCTCACTGATCGAACGTATCATCGAATGGATGGACGAATACTACTCTATCCGATTATCCGGCGAAGTTCTCCGCGGCATGAAAGAAAACGCAGCTCGTGGAGCTTTTCAGGGAGCTGCACCTTTTGGTTACAAGACGGTTGATAAGACACTTGTGATTGATCCGGAAAAAGCAGATATTGTCCGGCACGTATTTAACATGTATGCAAATGAAAAATTAAGTGTATTTGACATTGCCCGGTATCTGAACAACTTAGGATTGCGGACAATTCGTGGAAATCTCTTCGAACGGCGCACGGTCGAATACATGCTGAAGAATCCTACCTATTGCGGAATGATCCATTGGAATAAGACGGAAAACGCAACACACAGTATTAAAAATAAGGATGAATGGATTGTAAGCCAGGGACAACACCCCGCTATCATTTCACAGGAACTATTCGACACCACGCAGGAACGGCTGAAAGCAACCCGCCGACCATCCCGCCGACGTGAACGCCCATCCTCTACATATAAGCACTGGCTTTCCGGACTTATGAAATGCCCTGCTTGCGGAAAGACATTATCTGCCTGCACTCAAAAAAGAGTCAATGGCGAAAAGTACGCCTACTTCTCTTGTTACGGATATGCTCACGGACAATGTGATAAAGCTCACGGTGTGAGTTCATTGGTGCTGGAACCGGAAGTTTTAGCCAGTATCAAAGAGATCCTGGATACCGGAAATATTTCCTATGAATTACACGATTATCAGCCCACAGAAGCCGTTGACGAACGAAGTATTATAAGAGATCGCTTAAACAGTTTAACAAGCAAAGAGGAACGAATAAAGGCTTCCTACAGGGAAGGAATCGACACTCTGGAGGAATATAAAAGCAATAAAGCAATTCTTCAAAAAGAACGGGATAATTTGGAAGAACAATTAAAAGAACTGGAAGGACAAAATCCGGAACCGGATCAGGATCCAACCGGCGATATGTTATTGAAAGTTCGAAGCGTCTATGATATTCTTATTTCAGATAGTTATACATACGTTCAGAAGAACGAAGCTCTGAAACAGATCGTTGATAAGATTATTTATGATAAAGAGTCAGATTCTTTGAAAATTTATTTTTTTCTATGTCGTTAA